TGGTTCGAAACGCTGCTTCTATCTATCGACCCGGCCGCGACGAAATACGAAGGGAACGGCAGCGAGGCATACACGGTATGGACGCCTTATGGCGAGGCCCAAGCCCGATTTGCCGGTAACCGCCGCCGCGTAGTCGCCCGCAAGATACAAATAGACCGATTCACTAAATTGGATTCGGATGCAGTCGCCGCCGCATTATATGCCACGCTTGATGCCGACCCCAGGGTCACGTTTGTATATACGCAGGATTATGAGCCGGATACGGGCTATATCCATCACATCTATGACTGTGAGGTAATCTGATGCCGCGGCTTGAAACAAGTGGGCTCGATGAGATTATCGCGGATATAAAGCGGCTTGGCGTTGAAGCGGAACAGATCGCCGACGACATCCTGATGGTTGCCGCGGCGGAGGTCATCGGAGCATGGGAACGGGCCACGAAAGAAGCGGGGCATGTCGATACTGGCGACATGCTCAAAAGCATTGGATGTGACAAAAAACCCAAAACAATCAACGGGATCAAGGCGATTGAGGTATATCCGCGTGGCAAAGATTCCAAGGGCGTACGTAACGCGGAAAAAGCGTTTGTGCTGCATTATGGAACCAGCCGTATCAAAGGAAGCAGGTTTGTTGACCGGGCTGAGCAACTGGCAGAGCCTGCAGTGCAACAGGCAGCCGAAAGGCTGTGGAACAAATATTTGGAAGGGGAATAAGTTAAACATGGAAGTTGGTCTTGCCTATATCGTTGCCGCAAAAGAGATGGAAACAAACGGCGTTGCGGCGTATTCGGACGGCATGGTGCTTGCGGAAGCCGTCGATGCGAATATCACCATTACCCGCGAAAGCAAGAAGTTCTATTCCAATAACGGAGTGCGCGCGGTACGCGAGCGGTTTAAAGAGGGTTCTGTAAAGCTCGGCCTCGACGATCTGAGCCAGGAAGGGCACAAGTTCCTGTTCGGCGGCACGGAATCGGCGGCCGACATCGAAGGAGACGCCGAAGCCAAGGAGCTTGCCGTCGGCGGCGACGATGTGATTCAGCCCGTCGGCGTAGGGTTCTATGCTACAAAGATGGTTGGAGACGAAGTGAAATACCGGGCGATCTGGCTGCGTAAGGTTCGTTTCGCACCACCGTCGGAGGAGTTCAAGACGGAAGGGGAAAGCTTCGAGTTCATGAATCCGTCTATCACGGGTGAAATCTTTGAGGTCAAAGCGGCAGCGGCTGACACGAAGAAACGCTACAAAGACGAAGTTACCGTAGACACGGAAGCCAAGGCGGTTGCATGGCTCAATGCGAAAGCCGGCATCACGGCCGCATAAGGAGGACGTGAATGGGTATTTTCAAGAAACCTGACGGCGATACGATTACGCTGCGTGGGGTGACATACAATTTGGTTTTCAACCTGAACGTGGTGGAAGCAGTAATAGGCCGTTTTGGATCAGTCGCTGAGATGTATCAAAAAATCGAAGAAATGACTGAGCAGGAGGCTTTGGATGTATTTGCGTGGATCACGGTTCAGATTATCAATGAAGATGTGGCAGAGCGCTGCGAAAACGGAGAGAACCTACAGCCTATGACGATCGAACGCCTGAAACGGACGATGTCCGCACGGCAGTTGGTAGATGTGAAACGCTGCATTATTGGCACAGTGCGACGCGATATGCCTACGGAAGAGAGTGAGGATGAAACGGAACCGGACGGAAAAAACTGACCAACCACCCTGCGAAAGACGCTGAATGCGACATCGTAGGGTGGTATTTGCATGCAGGGTTGGTCCTTGGGTACTCGGAGCGTGAAGTATGGCGTATGACGCCGCGGAAGATCTATGCATTGTATCAAAGGCATATCCGCTACATCGATGACTGTGCCCAGAATTTTGCGGTGCGAATCGTCAACGCATTGGGCGTTGCCATTGGCGGAGCGCACACTGCACGCGGGAGTATTGATGATGCAATTCCACAGGACGATTTTTAGCTTAGAGGAGGAAGTATGGCGGTAAGAGATATGCGTTCCCGCGTGTCCATGGAAGGATTGAGCGGCTATAAGCAGGCGCTTGCCGAAATGGGACAGGGATTATCCGTATTGAATTCCGAATTGAGGCTGAACACGGAACAATTTAAGGGCAACGAAAACAGTATCGAAGCCTTGGAAAAACGCGGAGACATTCTGGAGCGCAAGCTGTTGAGCCAAAAGGATAAGGTAGACCTTCTGCGAGAGGCGTACGAAAAATCGGCCAAGCAGAATGGGGAATCCTCGGCGACTACGCAGGAATATGCGGTTAAGCTAAACAATGCAGAAGCTGCAATGTTCAGCATGGATCGTGAACTGCAGGAGAATACGAGACGGCTTGAAACCGCAAGAAAGAAAACGGACGATCTTGGAGAGGCTCAAAATGATACGGCCCACAAAGGCCGCGGGCTCGGAGACATGCTGAGCGAAGTGTCGGGAAAGCTCGGCATTACACTTCCGGTGAACGCCGGTAAAAGCATAAAGGCGCTCAATAAAATTGATGCAAGCACGCTTGCCTTTGTTGGCACAGCGGCCAAAATGATTTCATCCCTTGTAAAAATGTCGGTGGAGGCTGCAAAGACAGCGGATGACATTTTGACGATGTCTACCACAACGGGACTTTCTACCAATCAGTTACAGGAATTCAAATATGCGTCCGAACTGATCGATGTGTCGCTCGATACGATGACCGGTTCCATTAGCAAGATGATCAACTCCATGAACTCTGCGCGCAGCGGCAGCAAGGAGACCGCGGAGGCTTACCGGAAGCTGGGCATTCGGATTACCGGGGCAAATGGTCAACTGCGGGATGCCAATACGGTTTACTATGAGGCGATTGAGAAGCTCGGGAGAATAAAAAACGAAACTGAGCGGGATGCGATCGCCATGAAGATCTTCGGGAAATCGGCGCGGGAATTGAATCCGCTCATTGAGGCTGGATCGGATCGGCTTGCAGAGCTTGCCGAGGAAGCGCACAACGTTGGGTACGTCATGAGCGAGGACACGCTCGGGAAGCTGGGGCAATTGGACGATGCGATGCAGCGATTTGAGAGCCAGAGCACCACATTAAAAAACACCTTGGGGCTTGCCTTGCTGCCTATCTTGACAGATATTATGCAGCTCATATCGGCGATCCCGCCAGATGTGATCGCTGTCGTCGCTGTAGTGGCCACAGTTGCTACGACTGTAATCGCTGTTGTGAAAGCTGTGAAATCCGTTACCGGCGTCCTAGATATGTTTACCGGAAAAACGCAAAAGACGACGCTGGTCGTGCTAGGCGTAGTCGCTGCGCTTATCGCCCTTGCTGCAATCATCGCTGTGATCGCGGGAAAAAGCGGGGATCTGGAGCGGTCGATGGACAGCGTAGGGAATGCAGTAAGCCGGGTTCAGGGCAATGTGCAAGGCGCACAGCGGCCGCCCCGCTATGCGGGCGGTACGGACTTCCATCCGGGCGGATTTGCCTGGGTCGGCGAAAAGGGCCCGGAGCTTGTGCGGCTTCCCCGCGGGAGCTCGGTGATCCCAAACGAGCGCAGCATGGCGATTGCAGGGGGCAGCGTATATTACATCACGATTGACGCAAAAAGCGTAAAGGAGTTCAATGACATCGTGCGCATCGCGCAGCGACAGCGATTGGTGACGCGCGCAGGTACGGTAAAGGGGTGAGGGCATGGCGATTACAACGAGCAAATTGTATGCGGTTGAGGATGCGTTTGCCGACAAGAGCGAACCTCAACAGAGTTTTAGAAACTTGAACTCCGTGACGTTACCAGCAGATTATGGTTATTTCGATGGCGAAGCGAGCAAATACCTTGCGCGCTTCAGTGACTTTACAGATGAGCAGAAACGTAAAAAGCTTCTTTCGCTTGAACTGTTCTTATACATTACAAACTGGGGAGTCGGATCAGAAAAGCAATTCATTGCTGAGCGCTATCCAGACCGTCCGCTTGAAGGCATAACATATACAAACATTGAGAATACACTTGGAAAAATGGCCGGATTTGAGCACATGTTTCCAGATGTACTGCAAAGTGGAGCGGAGAACAGCATGGGTGAACCGTTGAGTGATGTAAGTTGGGCGGAAGGCGTGGTTGCGCTACGATCAAATTACATCAACGATACGGTGATTACCTTCCATGGCGTAGCGGGTGTAAACAAGCCATATCTGCTGCTATCCATGGAAGAGGCGGATATGAGCCTGAACCAAACCCCAACAACGGGCGCATATCTGAACCGCCATGCAGTGGCAAAACTGATATGGACGCTGTCTACAAGTGCATACGGTGGCGCAGCTGTATTTACGCAAGCAAGCGCAACTGTATCCTGGCGCAACGGCGTGAGCGGGACAATCAGTACCATCAACGTGAGTGGAAGCGAGATGTCATGCTCCATTCCTGCAAATACAGCACCCTCCACAGAGCTTCAGTGGAAGGTTAATGTTAGCTTTGAAAGCGGGGAGACGGCGGAAAGCGATTGGGCAACGCTGACAACTATTGACAGTATATCGTCCTGTGCTCTGGTATCTCCAGCGAGTACGTTCATAGACGGTAGTGTAGTCAATCGCTTCACATGGAATCATATCATTGCAACGGGTACTGCGCAGAGCAAATATGATCTGCAATACAGCACGAACGACGGTGCGTCATGGACGAACATCGCTTCTGCTGTAGAATCCGAAAACCAGTATTGCGACGTGCCAGCGGATACGATCCCGGCGGGTACGGTGCTTTGGCGTGTGCGCACGTACAATGCGGACGGTGCAGCGGGAACGTGGAGCGATAGCGCGACCATCGTCGTGCAGGCAGCCCCGGCGGCGCCGCTGATCACGAGCGCGACGGCAACGCCACGGCCGGAGATCGCGTGGCAGTCGAGCGGGCAGCAGGCGTATCAGGTGACGGCGGGCGGCTACAATAGCGGTACGGTCTTTGGCACGGCAAAAACACATAAGATCCAGACGTTCTTGCCGGACGGAAGCGCATCCATCCGCGTGCGCATTCAGAATGAGTTTGGCTTGTGGTCAAAATGGGCGACTGTGGATGTCATTGTGGCGAATGCCGGAAGCGGAACTGTTGCGCTTTCTGCAATAGTTGATGTAAATACGGATGTACGTCTCACCTGGCAGGCCACAGGCGAGGGCATATGGCACTACATTTACCGGGATGGCGCACTAATCGGCAGGACGGTTGAAACGGCTTTTACGGATCACCTTGCCATAGGGCTATGCAGCTATACCGTTCGCGCTGTCGCGGGGGACGATTATATCCTTTCTGCGCCGGTGACGGTAGACGTTGCCTGCGATACCGCGGTCATTGCAGATATTGACACCTTTGACTGGCGCGAGCTACCGCATCTTCGGGATGCGGAGCCGGTCGTCAAGGCGTCGGCAACGCGGCAGGTAACATACCAGCATTATTCCGGCCGGCGCTTCCCCTTAGCGGAGATCGCGGAGTATGAGGATGAGACATATAGCTTCGAGTATTCCTTCCTGGACCGTGCTGAAGCGATGGCGGTTCGGGGGTTGCTGGGAAAGATCGTTGCGGTCAAAACTGCGCATGACGAGTGCTATGTCGGGGTACTGGAGGCAATGCCGTACAGCACGGATTGGGCTGCGACCGACGTTGCGTTTACCGTGCGTGCGGTCGACTACAAGGACGTGATCGAATATGAGA